GTAACAATAACAGCACCGAAGCTAGCACAAATAATTGAAACCATGATAAAAACAGGTAAGTATTGCTCAATCATACTCTATTTACTTCACATTTACTTAATATTTGCTTGGATCAAGCCTAAAGGCACCCCACACACCTATGTCTTTACTCACTGCCTACAGTCCCTTTTTTCCCGAGGATTTAGAAAAAAAAGTAAATGAATAGAAAATTCTCTATGCTCTAGGATATATCCGAGAGCATTCGATTGTTTTAATCGAGTGTTTAATTTACGTGTTACGTAAATTAATAGAAAATTCCATGTGGATTTAGTGTAAAAAAATTGACAGGATAAATTAAGTAGAAATTTGATGTTAAAAGACTAATGACTTTTGAAAAACAATTCTGTAACAGATGCACAAATGTACATTACTGTATGTTGATCGCCAAAAAATGGTATTGTGAACCATGTTTTGAAGAAATGATCAATAATCCAGAACAAAAAAAACAGATAGAAAAAATCCTAATTGAGTGTGGATTGGAGGACTTGGAATGATTATAGCTTGTTCAAAATGTAATGTGATATTCCATAAAGTGAAAGACCTGAAGCTGCATAAGATAAAATGTTACCAAACCAATAGCAATGCCTCTAATCTTTAAGGTCCAGGTCCATAGAAAAGGCCATGCGACCTGTTCTAATTGTGGTAAGTTTGTATCAAACAAAGTAGCAAGGAATTATAGATTCTGTCCCCACTGTAGCGAAAGATTATGAAACTACATTATCCCAGGCGAATAAAACATCAATTTTACAATGACTGTTCTATTACACATTGTGATAATGATTCAATGGTATTAATTCAAATTGATACACATAGTTTTGCATGGATTTGTGGGATGCACTACATGAGAAATAGAATACAAAAAAAGTTTGGTCGAAGTTCTAAACTCGATAGACATCAGTTTAGATACTAACCCTTTTTCTTTTTTTATCTTACTCTTTGATTTTTAAAATAATAATCTAGTTTATCAATTTTGTTAAAACCTATTTTTATTTTCATTATTGCATAATGTTTACAACACCCCGAACATTTAGAATTATCAGGCGGATAAACTAAAGTTTCATATTTACAAAATTCACAATAATTTCTTTTTTTTAAATACATTATATTAATACAGATTGTAAAACTGTTAACAATGCAATTACAGATCCAATTATTGCAGCAATTTTCAAACGACTAAGCATCTGTCTCAACTCCAAAAACCATGCCAGTTGCTGCCGTTCCGCTTTCTCCTGAGGCGTGTAAAGTGACGGTTTGCCCTGCCGCAATTTCTAAACAACACTCGAAAACGATACCGTAATTTTGGTTAGTTGAGGTTTGAGCTTCTCCAGTAATATACCCGACTTTTATTCCATTTGCGTTAATATATGCCCAATGGTCACTAGATCTAGAATCTATAGTCAGATTTGTAAATAATACATAAAATTTTTTTGCGGCAGGGCACGTGTATAAAGTAGTTGAGCCCGAAGTAATTCTATCACCAAAAGTTCGCCCGACTGTATCAGAATCTTTTATGAATTTTACACCAGCTGAACCTATTGTGATTGGATCGGTCATAGTAATACCTCAAGCGGTACTTCTGTACCTCCGTTAAACTGAATACTAGAACCTGTCACAACATTATTTCTACCTTGTAGTGGTCCACCCTCGCCAACCTGACTGTCATGCCTGTGACTGGATACCCCAGTACCTCCAGAATCTCCACCCCCAGAAAATCCCATTTTATAAAGCACCTAACGGTACTGCTTTTGCCATAGCTGCCATTTGGCCCGAAACAACACACACCCCTAAAGCTCCAGTGGTAACGGTAACGGATATAATATTCATATTTGAAAATCCTCTAAAGTTTGATGAGGGTAAATTGATCATAGTTCCTGTAGATGAGTTAAGCCGATAACTTGCAGCATTAGCCGAGTCCATATTTTCAATTTGCAAACTTATTGCAACTGCATTAAATTCTATAGGGAATGTAATTGTCCTGGTTGTTGCTGCTGGGATGGTAACAAAAATCGGGAATGATTCTACTTCTGTTGATGCTGGTTTATTTGATATTTCAAAACTTTGAATGACTGTAGGCATTTTTTAAAAACCCCTAGAACATATTTGCATATTTTATAATGAACTGATATGCTTGAACACCACCACCAATTATGGTTTGTGCTGAAGAATAACTCAATTGTTTTCCACCCGCGTTGCCACCAACTGCGATATTTAATGGTCCTGGAACTGTACGACCTGCCGATCCTGGGTTACTGTTACTTGAGAAAAATGTTGGACCTGCCTCGAGATTATTAATAAATAATCTTGTTTGAAATTGTACGGTTGTTAAGGGTTGAACTGCATTAACGAAATCAACAATAGAATTATCCTTGTTAAGTTGTTGTACACTTAATCCAGTGACGTCATCTGTTGCTAATGCGAACACATTGATTGCACCAGGTGCTATTCTTGTATATTGTCTCATTATAGGAACTGCCATCTAAAGAACCTCCATTGCAGGAGCAACATTAGCGTTTCCCCCTGGTCTTGATAACATAGATAAAGCCATAGATCCAATAATACCCTCAATTCCACCCATTACATAAGCACCAGCGGGTGCTGCATACTTGCCAATTGATGAATTAGGTGCTAATACTGAAATAACTGCGGTTGCAATAGCTGCACCACCCACACCCATTGCCACCTTTTTTAAAGTACCTGAGCTTGCAATGGATTTTAATTTCAACGTACTACTAGACTTCTTCTTAGCTTTATTACTCTTTCGTATAGTCTTAATTTTTGTATAGGCTTTCCTTGCTGTTTTTCGTATTTTACCTTTAGTCGTGGTTTTTTTCTTTTTTTTCTTAAATCCACCACTTTTCATGATCTTAGAAAATTTTTTTCTAGCTGCTATCTGTTTTTTACTAGCCATATCTTGTCGGCCTTCCAAAAGCTCTACTTGTTACATTCGCACTTGTTACGGTTGCTGGACCTGTCGAAGTTGTTGTTTGTGTGAATCCAGGACCTGTATGAGTAACCGTACTTGATGCTGGTGATGTTGGTGTTACCCCTGGTTGATCTGATGCACTATTAACTACAGGATCACTTCTTGTAGTGTTTGATGATGTTGATATGTTTTCTTGTAAGATAGCATCAACTGAATCACCACCATAAAATAACGATTTTAATGCAAATAAGGGATCTAGTAATTTAGTGGATCCCGCACCAATACCTGACAAAAATGTATTGATTCCCCCTCCTATTGAGCCAAGACCTGAACCGAAAGCACCGAAAGTTTGACCTAATGCACCAGCTGACGCTGATGCTTGACCAGGTTTAGTTAAGACATTAGCAAGAAAGGCAATTCCTAAACCTACCGCAGCAAGAGGTATAATTTTAGAAAGTAGACTCGTAATTACCATTCATTAAATTAATCTTAGTTATACAAAAACCTTTCACCTTTACACGTTGGACAGTCATTTAACGTAAAATACTCTTTACCTGATGCACCTACATCATTTGTTAAAACCTGACCTGTGGGTATTTTTGTTATTGTATCTTCGCAAGTCTTACAGGGTTGATTCTTCAATTGCTGGCGCGCCTTTTGTGTTGTTGCCTGGTTGCCTGGTGAATTTTTCCACAATTGATTTAATCGCATCTGGGTTGGACTTAATATAATTCTCAATAAACCCTATTGCATTTTTATTCTTTAAAAGTGGTCTTATTGAAGCTGGAAGCTGCGGGGCCAACTGTTCTATGATACTACTTATTGCACTAAAGGGATCATCAGCTTCTTCAGGTGCTATTGATATTGACTTTTTGGCCTGGTTGACTCTACCTGTTAGCCTCTTATTTGTTGATTCAAGATCTGCAATATACATATCATACTGTCTTTTAATTTTATTACTAATTGGCGAGCTTCTACTAAAATTCCTGGTAACAATAACAGCACCGAAGCTAGCACAAATAATTGAAACCATGATAAAAACAGGTAAGTATTGCTCAATCATACTCTATTTACTTCACATTTACTTAATATTTGCTTG